GAATGTTTAAATAGAGAGATTGACTATGAGAGCGGTAAGTAGGAATATTACTTTATTTTGGTTAAATTTGCGAAAGGAACTTGATGTTAGTTTAAATTATGGCAAAGAAATCAAAAGAAATAAAAGAAGACTTAAATATAGAAGTAATACAAGAAATAGAGCAGGTAAACCCTTTGACTATTTCCGAGTGCTGCAAGGCTGAATACATATCTTCGGGTACTAAAGTATATTGCTCAAAGTGCAAGGCTGATTGCCGTTTAGAAAGACAAAAGAAACTAATTAAACTATGGAGTCCAAAAGCATAATTGTTTTAATGGTAGTAATTTTACTATCATCTTCTTGCAAGTCTAAAAAGTTGGTAGAAACTACTAAAGTGGATTCGGTTATAACTGTGGTCCAAAAGGTAGAATTAGCTACTGATTCCAGCGATATTGAAACAACTGAAGAGATAGCTTATGTTTTTGATACATTGGTAAATCATCAAGTTACACCTTTAGAAGCTATTAGAGGCGATTACAAGTACAAACTAAAGGCAATCCATATAAAGAGACACATTAAAGAGCGTAAACGCTTACAGAGCCTTAAAATAGCTAAAGTAGAAAACAAAGCTATAAAGATAGATAAAACTGTCATCCAGGAAGAAAAGCCAAAAGGAAATAACACTTTACTCTTAATCTTGGGTATTGGTGTTGTAGTTTACTTGATCCTAAAAAAACTTTAAAAATAATTTATCTCATTTTCAGTTAGTTACGATTTACTTTAGCGTTTTAGTAAAATAATGTTTGCAGATTAAATCTTAATTAAGATATTTGAATACCGGAACAAACCAAACGGTCCTAAAATTATGAATACTTCAAAAGAATTACAAATTGCTAAAAAAGTTGCAGTTGCTATGTCATTTCATTATGGTGTTTTATACACAGTTAATCTTAACACATTGGATGAAAGATCATTTGATTTAGATATTAATGGCGTAGAGTATGATGGTGGATCATATTATATTACAGAAACTGGTGATATTATTAATGCAGCTTTACCAAGTAGACCAGTATATGGTAATATTAATTCAAGTATATCACAAATAGTTTTAAATTTATCAAAATAACTAAAACCAAAAGGGGTGCAGCATCCTACACTGTATACAAACTATGTTCAATTTCCAACAAGAGCAATCATTTGAGCAAGGCTTAAAAGATGCAATCAACAAGCTGACAAATCAGCTACCAAGTGTACAAAAAGACCCTTATCAGTCAAGACAAGTACATGCAAGAATCCAAGTTTTTAAAAGAGCCTTAGAGTTATTAAATGATCTACCAGAAAGAACAAGCAGCAGCAATTAAATTACTGGGCATTGGGGAGACAATGCAAGTAGACAAACGAGAAGGCAACCGGATTAGGTCCTTACTATCGTATTACAAAAGTTACAACGGCAAGATTTACTCTTGCAAAGAATTAACCAAAAATTGTTTAACCATTACTCGCAAAAAATGAAAAAGCTTAAAAATCCAATTATCGAAGAGATTAACATTGTAGAAGTTGATTTCCAAAACACTTATTATACTGAATACACCGATGGTTTTATTGTTTACCACCATAGATTTAAACAAGCGGACCTACGCTTTTGGGTGTTAGAAAATTACGATATTTCAAGAGGTCAAGTAAAGATTGAGTTAGATCCTACTTCAATGGAACAAGCAGAGAATCCTATTTACTTTACTCAAGATGTAGAAGAGTTTATTAACGAGAACTACGAAGAATTAATTTTAGCAATCTTAAAACAACCAGTACTGGCTTGTCAATCTACTTTTGCTAATACATTGTATAACATTTGTAGACCTCAATAATGAATGAGTTTGAAAACTTTTTTGGCCTCACTTTAGAAGAGATGCTGGAAGAAATGGAAGAATGGTACACTATAACTGAAGAATAATGAGCATTATAACCGTTCACAAATTCATTAATAATCCGCCGAAGGAGAGTAAGCTGGATAAGTTAAAAAGGCTTTATAGACAAACTTTAGAAGATGGTAACTACTGCAAATCAGTCCAGGCTATGTATCTTATTAATAAAGTTAAAGAAGCTGAAATACAAAGGGTTACAAACGATTACGAGCTTCATTTATCGAAGCAAATAATTAAAAATAATTACCTTAATTTAATAAAATAAATTGTATCTTTAAAAACCAAAACAAAAAAACTATGTCATTACTTAAAATTCAATCGGAGCTAAAAGCACCTAAAAACCAATTCAATTCCTTTGGGAAATACAAGTATCGTTCTACGGAAGATATATTGGAAGCAGTAAAGCCTTTATTACTTAAGTACGGATGTACTATGATAATATCGGATAGCGTTCAAGAGAAAGCAGGAATTATCTTCTGCGAAACTTACATTCAATTTTTTGATAAAGATGGTAAAGAATTTAACGCTTCGGCATCGGCTGGGATTGACCCAAGCCGAAAAGGTATGGATATTGCACAGAGTTTTGGTGCGAGTTCCAGTTATGCTCGGAAATATGCTCTTAATGGTTTATTCCTTATTGATGATACCAAAGATGCTGATGCAACGAATATGCACGATGCAGTCAAAATGGTAGAAGAAAAGTTAGCAAAACCTGCTTTAAAATTAGGTACTGAATTATTCGACAAATGTAGAGCAGGATTCCTAAAGGATTCAAAGAACCTAAAAGCTATTCAAGAAAGATATACAATAGATTCGGAAACTTTTGAAGCACTAACTGCAAAATGAAATTATTTAAAGCAAGACCGAGTTCATTAGGAAAAATAATGAGCAAGTCAAAAAAGCCAGGCGAACTATCACAAACTTGTATAACTTACCTTAAAAATTGGTATGCTGGAGATACGGAAGAACTTGATTCCAAGTATTTAACCAAAGGTATTTTATTAGAAAACGAAGCTATTGAGTTTGCATCCAAAGTTTTATACGGTGGTATTAAAGCCTATAAAAACGAAGATATTTATTCTAACGAATGGTTAGTAGGTACACCGGATGTGATCCTTGAGAACTCTATCATAGACACTAAATGTTCTTGGAATAGAAAGACTTTACTTGATTCAGCTTTAGAGTTAAATACGGATTACGAATTTCAGCTTCGTGGCTATATGATGCTTTGTAATAAAGAGTTTGCTACATTGTTTTATTATTTAGGAGACACACCTGCTGCTGCTAATTACGGAACAAAAGTTAGCTACTCACATTTAGAAGAATTTGAACGCTGGGTATCTTACGAGTTTAAACGAGATTTATCTATTGAGCAAGATATTATCGAAAAAGTTGAACTTTGTAGGACCTGGCTTCAAAAATACGATGCCGAGATACAGGCAAGAATTGGAACAAGAATTATAACCCTTTAAAAAAAATAAAATGGCAACAATTATCAACGCATCTATTGATGTAACAAAGATTGACAGAACAAAGTTAATTAAAGACAAGTATTTAAATTTATCTATCATTGTTGATGACAAAAACGATAAATTCGGTAATAATGTTTCAATTACATTAAGCCAGTCTTCAGAAGAAAGAGCAGCTAAAGCACCAAAGACCTATATGGGCAATGGTAAAGTAGTTTGGGGAGTAGGTAAGTTAGATGTGGCTACAAATGTGGGTACAAATGTAATTACATCTGAAGATTCATTACCCTTTTAATTAAAGATATTACTGCTGCTACAAGCGTTCTTTTTGCGGTAAAGATAAGAGGTGTCTGCGAACTATTTTAGGGGAAAGTTTAACAATTTTAGCAGAAGATTAACACCCAAGTACTAATGAGTAGCGTTAGTATTTTAAAATTATACGATATGGATTTTTTAGAGGAATATAGAACTGGGAATGTTACAATAGAGGATTTAAGCCAAAAGTATAACATATCCCAAAAGCGAATAAGAGAAGTTTTAAGAGCCAAAGGGATTAGAACAAAGCATTTAAAAACAAAGAAAGTAACTTTAGAAACAAATGCTATTTTTAATGACTTTTTAAAGGAGTATTTAGTTGAAGGTAAGCCTATTAAGCATTATGCAGAGAAGTTTAATGTACCTTTATCTTCTTTAAATAAAAAGCTGGATAAATACTTTAAATTAAGAAAGAAATAGCTATATTTGTATTGTATTAAGATACCTAATAGGAAGGAGAGAGCCTGTTAGATATTATCAAAAAACGGTTATATTAATAACCTGAATCCTGTCGAAACTCTCTCCCGATGGGATTCTTTTTTTTAAAATTTATGGCACATAAAAAGGATGCTTATTATTTCTCGCACGATAGTTCGGCTTCGAGGGATATTAAAATGCTAAAGATTAAATACATCTACGGCTGGGAAGGAATTGGTTTATTTTGGGGTATTATTGAAACCTTAAGAGAAACTACCGATTTTAAATTTGAATCAAACAAAGATAGTATTGACCTTCTTGCATCCATACTCCAGGTAGATGCTATAAAGTTGCAAAATTTTATAAATGATGCTATAAAAGTTGGATTATTTGTTGAATGTGATGGTTATTTTTATTCAAACAGTCTAAATGATAGAATGGATGAAATGAACAAAAAGAGGCTTAATGGTATTGTAAATGGTAAAAAAGGTGGTAGACCAACAAAAGAAGAACCTAAAAATAACCTAAACAATAACCTAAACCATAACCTAAACGAAAGCAAAACAAAACCATTAAAAGAAAGTAAAGTAAAAGAAAGTAAAGAAAATATAATAGTTGGTAATCAATTTATTGCTCCTACTAAAGATGAAGTTATAGAGTATTTTATTAAATCAGGTTATAAAAGAGATATTGCTATTCAAGCATATTATTATTATGATTCTCTTAATTGGAATAACAAATTAGGCAAAGCAGTAATAAATTGGAAAAATACTATGGCAACTAATTGGTTTAAACCAGAAAATAAAGTTAAAATTGTAAACTTACAACAACCTACCTACTAATGGATTTTATTAAACAATATAGCGATGTACAAGGCGAATTAGATTCGTTATACGATACAGGATTAATTAAAGGCGAAACGGTAGGATTCTCTGAAGTAGATAAGCTAATATCATTTAAAAAAGGTGCTACATCTTACATTTACGGAACTCCAGCTTCAGGCAAATCGGAATTTTGGTGGGAGTGTTTAATTAACTTATCAAAAAGTAAAGGTTGGAAGCATTTAATATTTAGTCCCGAAACAGGAACTCCAGCAGAGATATTTGCCGAGATTATACATAAATGGGCAGGAAAACCATTTTTTGACTTGGATGGTAATAAACTACAAAGACTTACTAAACAAGAAATGTACAGGTACGGATTAGAAGTAAGCCAATATTTTTACATTATGGATTTAGGGGTTAAAGATATTACTTTGGATGACTTCCACGAAGCAGTAGAAAAATACGGAGTTAAGTTTGACACAGTAACAACAGACCCTTTCAACGAGGTAAAGCACGATTTACACGGAGAACAAAGAGATATGTATATGGCTCGGGTATTAGGTAAAATAAGAATGTACGCAAGGGAATACAATTACCATCATACAATCATTATGCACATAGCAAGGGAAACTGGAGCAAAGGTAATAGATGATGCAACAGGAATAAAATATTATCCACCTGCTGACCCACGATTTATAGATGGCGGAGAAACATCTTTTAGAAAGGGAGAGCAAATGATTTGCGTATGGAGACCACCATTTGGAGTAAGCAAGGATGGTACACCTTATCAAGGGAACGAAGTAAAGATTATAGTACAAAAGACAAAACCTAAAGGCATAGGGGAAGTAGGCGAGGCAACTCTATTTTTCGATAAGTGGCGTAACTGCTATTATGAAGAAATAAACGGAACTAAGAGTTATGCAGGAAATTATGTTACATTTGAAAAACCAAAAATATTACCTTTTTAATTATGAACCAACATAAAATGTACAGATGTATTCGATTGATGCAGCTACTACAAGAAAAATCAAGAAACATTTATACCATAGCTAAATATCTTAATGTATCAAATAGAACAGTATACAGGTATTTAAAACTTTACGAAGAACTTGGGTATATTGTAAAAAGAGATATGTTTAACAAAGTATTATTAATCAAACTATAAAACCTAAAATTATGAAAGCAAAATTAATTGAATCAGTTTACCATTACAAAAACCATCAAATTATTATTGAACCATTTTGTGGAAATCTTTGTGGCTGGGCAGTGGAGTTTAAATATGCACATTTATTCAAATGTATAACAGAACTTGGTATAGAAACTAACGAAGAATTAGGTTTAGACCCTGATGTAGAAATTTCTTATTTTTCAATAGATAGATTTGATGAATCAATAATATATCACAATAAGATAGATATTAATAAAGAAAAATCTATACTTAAATTTTTAATGGGTTGTATTGATGATTTTGGTTTTAATAATTAATGACACTACAAGAATTTGCTAAACATTCAGAAGCCAGGCTTTTTAGTTTAGAATTATTTGAACAATTACCAATCCATAAGCTATCTTCGCAGTATTATGTAGAGGCTTTAAGAGAGATTATTAATTTAATTAACCCAGTCCAAGACAAAAAATTTATTTTAAGTGATGAGAAAGTTACACGAGTTAAGTGAGCCATTAAAAGCTATTTTAGAGGATGAATTAGAAAAAAGGATTCCAAAGACTGATTTTAGACAGGCTACTTTGTTTAGGATAGCAGATTTACTCTTAGTGATGCAAATAAAGCTATTAGAGGCAAACAAAACTAAAATTGATAGTAAGACCTACAAAGACAATCTTAATGCTTTAGAAACGCTTAATTTAGCTTTTGTGATGATGACTGATTTACAAGGAGAAAATTCTTTATTACGAAGTGAATTATTAACTTTGAGGCACGAAGCAGAAATAATTATAGCAGAGTTAAGTGAAAGAGTAAAAACGCTGGAGATGATAGATGACTTGTAACATTTAACAAGCACCAATCAAACATTTAACACTTGTGGCTCACTTTTGATACGAATTGAGCCGTATTTATACGAATAATGAGCTTTAAAATTCCCAAATTGGGAACTAACAATTAACAATATGAGTTTAATCTTTGTAATATTAGCAGCCTTTTGTAATTCAGTAATGGATGTATTAAGCACCAGGTATTATGTTTCTATATTTGGAAACTTTAAAAACCGCCAATTTTGGGATTGGAATATGTCTTGGCGAAACAAATGGCAGTGGGGAGAAAAAGAAAATGGCGAGAAGTTTTTTCTATCTTCAACTATACTTTCTTTCTTAACGGATGGTTGGCATTTATTTAAGGCTTTTATGTTATTATTTATGTCTTTAGCAATAGTTACCTATAAACCTATCTTTGGTTATTTTGATATAATCTTATTTTCTATGACTTGGGGAATAGTCTTTGAGGTTTGTTACACTAAAATTCTTTTAAAATAAAAATAGTCAGGTGGGCGTAATGCGGGATGGTGTCCAAGTCCAATAAAATGGTTGCTTATCCGGTTCGAGTCCGGCCCTGACTACAAAAAATAAACTTATGAGTACAACAATCTTAAAAAAGAAAGCTGATGCGATATTCTCAACTTATATTAGGTTAAAGTACGCAGATGAGAATTTAGATGTCCAGTGCTTTACTTGCGATAAAGTAATGCCTTACAAAAAGATTCAAAATGGACACTTTTATTCAAGGGGTATTTTATCTTTAAGATACGATGAACAAAATTGTCGTCCACAGTGCTACGGTTGTAACATTGCAAGAAGTGGTAATTATATTGAGTATTATAAAAGACTTGAAAAAGAAATAGGCAAAGGCGGAATGGATTACTTGGAATACAAAAGGCATCAAACAAAGAAGATGGGCAAAGCTGACTACCAGGAGTTGATTGACCTGTACACACAAAAAGTAGCTGATTTATAAAAATATATTACCTTTGTAAAATGAAAACCGAATTAGTAAGCATCAAATTAGTAAAGTCAAATCCTAATAATCCAAGAATTATAAAGGATGACAAGTTTAAGAAATTAGTAGCATCAATACAGGAGTTTCCTAAAATGCTTGAAATAAGACCTATTGTTGTAAACGATGATATGATTGTTTTAGGTGGAAATATGAGATTAAAGGCTTGTATTCACGCTGGATTAAAAGAAGTTCCAATTATTAAAGTAAGCGATTTGACGGAGCAAGAACAAAAGCAGTTTATTATAAAAGATAATGTAAGCGGTGGCGAATGGGATTGGAGTATGTTAGCTAATGAGTGGGATGTTACAGAGTTAGAAGATTGGGGTTTAAGTGTTGGTGGCTTTGATTTGAATAGCGATGAATTAGGCGAAGAATTTAGTTTACCTGATGGAGATAAAGCACCATTCCAACAAATGACTTTTACTTTAGCTGATGAACAAGCCGAGCAAATTAAAAACGCAATAGAAGATATAAAGAAAACCGAAGAATATAAGTATGCAGAAACTATGGGTAATGAGAATACCAATGGCAACGCTTTATATTTAATCATTATGCAATGGGCAGAGCAAAAGAAATAATTGTTAAAGTTATTCCAAGTAAGATTGCTAACGAATTTGTTAAGTTAAATCATTATTCAGGGAAAGTAGTACCTAATAGTATATTGCATTTTGGTTGCTTTTTAGATGATAAATTACACGGTGTTTTAAGCTATGGTAGTCCAATGGTTAAAGCAAAAGTTATTCATTATGTAGAAAATACTAAATGGAACGAGGTAATAGAACTTAATAGAATGGCTTTTGATGATTATTTGCCTAAATATTCTGAAAGTAGGTGTATTGCAATTAGTATTAAATTAATTAAAAAGAACGCTCCACATATTAAATGGATTTTAAGTTTTAGTGATGCAAATTTGTGTGGGGATGGTACAATATACAGAGCAAGTGGCTTTAATTTAATTGGAGTTAGTAAAAACACTTCTACATATCAAATGCCTAATGGCGAGGTTGTATGCAGCTTAACAAGTTCAGCACATAGAACAAAAGAAAGTAACGGTAAGAGCGGTACAAGTTGGATTAAAGATAATGGAGGTGTAAAATTAGATGGGTATCAAATTAGGTATATTTATTTAATAGATAAAACTTCAAAAATAACAGTTCCTATTCTACCTTTTAGCAAAATAGATGAGATGGGTGCTGGGATGTATAAAGGAGAAAAAGTATCTTTGCAAGAAAGACAAGCGATAAAAGTGTAATGGTTGCACAGTTGGCTTCCAGCTAACAGGAGGGGTTCGATTCCACCTTATCGCTCAAATAAAAGAGTATGGCATATAAAACAGAAGAGTTAGAAAAGAAATCATTAGAGGCAATAGATAAGCACAAATTGTTCTTTATTGAGGATGTGGTGGCGTTTTTACCTTGCACAAAGACTACTTTCTACGAACATAAACTGAACGAATCTAACGCTATAAAAGAAGCACTTGAAAAAAACAAAGTTGAGATTAAAACATCAATGCGCTCAAAATGGTATAAGAGCGAAAACCCTACTTTACAGATGGGATTATACAAGTTAATCGGCACTCCTGAAGAAGCTGAAAGATTGGGTACTACTTTAAAACATACTGGCGGTATGGATTTGGGTATTACTTTCAATGAAACTAAAACCTATGATACTAACGAAGAAGCAGACTAAAGCACTTGATAGATTAGAAGATAACATAACAAGCGAAGTTATATTTGGAGGTGGTGTAGCAGGAGGTAAATCAGCACTCGGTGTTTATTGGATTATCAAATGCTGCTTAAAATATCCAGGCTCACGATGGTTAATGGGTAGAGCAGTCCTAAAAACTTTAAAAGATACTACCTTAAATTCATTTTACGATGTATGTAAATTGCAAGGTATTAAAGCAGGGCAGCACTATGTTTATAACGCTCAATCTAATATTATTACTTTCTCAAATAGTTCGGCTATTTATCTAAAAGACTTGTTTCAATACCCTTCAGATGAAAATTTTGACGAATTGGGCAGCTTAGAAATTTCTGGCGCATTCATAGATGAATGTAATCAAATAACAGAGAAGGCTTGGAATATTGTTAAATCTCGTATCAGGTATAAACTAACGGAATTTAATATAATACCAAAGATGCTTGGCACTTGCAACCCTGCAAAGGGATATGTTTATAATAATTTCTATAAGCCAACTAAAGATGGTACGATAAGCGAAAGCAAAGCCTTTATTCAATCTTTAATACAGGACAATCCTTATATCTCGGAGCATTATATTCATTCTTTACAATCTTTAGATAAGTTTAGTAAGGAGCGACTTTTGTTCGGTAACTGGGAATACGATGATAATGACAACGCTTTAATCGAATACGATAAGATAATAGATATGTTTACTAACGAACACATTCCTTCCGGTAAAGGTTACATCTCTGCCGATATTGCTCGTTTTGGTAAGGATAAAACTTTGATAATGGTATGGAGTGGCTTTAGAGTTACTGAAGTACACAAGTTGTCCAATAAGGCAACAAACGAAGTAGCAGCATTTATAAAGCACCTGGCTAAAAAACATTCTATACCTAATTCACAAATTATCTGCGATGAGGATGGGGTTGGCGGAGGTGTGGTTGATTATGGCTTCAAAGGATTTGTAAACAATAGCAAAGCATTAACCGGTAACTACATTAACTTAAAATCGGAGTGCTATTACAAGTTAGCTGAACTAATTAATCAAGCAGGAGTGTGGGTAATGAGCGAAGATGTAACAATCAAAAAAGAATTAACCGAAGAACTTGAGTGGGTGCAAAGACACAATGCAGATAAAGATGGTAAACTTGCGGTGCTACCAAAGGACAAAGTTAAAGAACATTTAGGTAGGTCTCCCGATATAAGTGATGCCTTGATGATGCGGATGTGGTTTGAACTAAAGAAGTTTGACTTTGTAGTAATGTAAAAGTTATCTAAAATTATCGTAAATTTGTAAAAATAATTGCTTATGAATCTCATACAAAGAATTAAAGCTGCTTTTATTCCTTCTCAAGGTAGTGATGCAGGTAACAAATACAATCAATCTTTATTCTCTTATTTTAATGGTATCTTCTTTAACATACCTAATAATCCAAGAGCGTATGTAAGGAGTGGTTATCAAGGCAACCCTGATGTATTTGCTATTATAAATATGATTGCTAAAAAGGCTGCTTCAGTTCCTTTCTATGTTTACGAGATTGATAACAAAAAGAGTTTTAATAGAACAAAGAACAATCCTATTAACTTACTTAAAAAAGGATTAACGGAAGTTGAAGGAACGGATTTAAACAGGCTGATTGCAAGACCTAACGAAATGCAAAGCCAACAGGAGTATATTGAATCTTTAGTGTCTTTTTTAGAAATTACTGGTAATGCTTACTCTTATAAGTTTATGCCTGAAGTAGGTAGAAACAAAGGTGTACCAACTAAATTATATCCTTTACCATCACAATTTACACAAATCATAGGTAGTGGTACATTTGAGCCAATTAGTGCTTATAAATTACAAATAGGAAATCAAGAGATTGAGTTTAAAGTAAACGAAGTTAATCATATTAAGTTCTTTAATCCTGATTATAATGTAAGTGGTAATCAACTTTACGGAATGAGTCCTTTGATGGCTGCTTGGGAAACTGTTTCAAGTTCTAACGAAGGTACAAGGGCAAAGGCTAAAGCATTTATTAACGGTGGTGCAGCAGGTCTTTTGTTTAGTGGAGATAAGGACGCTATGCTTGACGGCGAACAAATTAGTAAGATTAACCAACAAATAGACACAAAGCTAACAGGAGCAGATAACTATAAAAGAATAGTAGCTACAAATGGTATTGTAGATTATAAGCAAATCGGAATGAGCCCAGCAGACTTAGAAATTATTAAATCAATAGGTGCGGATAGAGATACCTTATGTAGAGTGTTTGGAGTAGACCCTATCTTAATGGCTACTGATTCTGCTTCTTACAACAACAAAGAGATGGCTTACAAAGGATTAGTTACTAATACAGTTGTGCCTATCTTAAATATGATTAGAGGTATGTTTAACGAAGTTGCTTTATACTACTCTTTAAGAGATGGTAAAGAATACTATATTGACTACGATGTTCAAGCGTTTCCTGAAATGCAAAAGGATATGGAAAAGATAGTTACCCAAATGAAAGAAAGTTGGTGGATTACTCCAAACGAAAAAAGAGATGCAATGAATTTTGATAGAATAGATGAAGCTGATATGGATAGAATTTTAGTCCCTACAAACTTAACTTATCTTGATGAATTAGGAATGTCAGACCAAGCACTATAATGACACAAGAAGAATTTGACACTAAACTACAAAAGTATTTAGAGGTTTACGGCTACCGTATGTTCTCTAAGGCATTGAAACAATCTATTCAGCCAATTTTGGATGCTTTAAATCAATCGGAATCGGTTGCGTTTACTAATTCTATTGCTGCAATGCTTTATACTGAAGTTCCTATTGCAACGGCTATGCAAACTTTTTATAATACTGCTTGGAATAAACAATCAAGAGGTTATGTTAAATGGTTAAAGGCTAACTTACCACCACAGGCAACAATAGGTGTAGGTTTTGAGAATCCTATAATGGATGCAGCTTTAAAAGAATACTTTAATACAATAGGTGGAAAACACATCAAAGATATTAGCGATACAACACTTAAGAAAGTTCAATCAGCATTTCAAACGGCTTTAGATAATAACGAAGGTTTTAGAGGTGCAGAAAGAAGATTGATTAAAGAAGTAGGAATGTCAAAGACACGAGCGAGAATGATTGCACGAACTGAATCAGTAATGGTTACAAATGCTGCTAAATATACTCAAAGTGATATTATGCCTATTCTTATGGAAAAAACTTGGATTCATGACCATCCTAAAAATCCAAGAAGCAAGCATGTTCAATTAGACGGAACTACTATTGATTTAGATAAAAAGTTTAAAGCTATTAACGGAATTATGATGAAGCATCCAGGAGACCCAGCAGGTCTTGAAATAAATAACATAAATTGTAAGTGTACAATGCTTACTAAAGCAAAGTTAGATAAGGAAAATAATATCATATATAAATAATTGCTAAAAAAGTTAGTATCTTTGTACTATCATAGTTTGGTGTTTTGGTTTTAGGGTGGGTGGTAAAACATCCACTCTTTTTTAAACACTACTTAAATAATCGCTTATGAAGAATATAAGTTTCAAGAATTACGATGCAAGTATTAAAGACTTGGATGTCGAAACAGGAGTAGTTACAGGTTATTTCTCACAATTCAATTCTATTGATTTAGATGGGGATGTTATAATGCCAGGTGCATTTACAAAGACTATTGCAGAAAGAGGCCCAGATTCATCAAAGCCCGAAATAGCTTATTTATGGCAACACGACACATACCGTCCTTTGGGAAAACTAATGGTATTAAGAGAAGATAGTTTTGGTTTGTACTTTGAAGCTAAAATGAGTGATACAAGCTACGGTAAAGATGCTTTAAAACTTTATAGAGATGGAGTTATTACTCAGCATTCTATTGGTTATCAAGTAATCAAATCACAAGAAAACACCGATATGGGCGAAGAAATTGATGCAATCTACGAAGTTAAACTTTGGGAAGGAAGTGCAGTTACTTTTGGAGCAAATCCTAATACACCTTTTACTGGCTTTAAGTCAGTAGAAGAAAGAGAAGACCGAATTAAAACTTTAGTTAAGGCTATTAAAAATGGTACTTATACTGATGAAACATTTGGACTTATTGAATTTGAATTATTAAAACTTATTTCACTTGTTAAATCTGAAGAGCCAACTGTGGTTACTCCTGAAGAAGCCGAGCCGAAAGAGGACAATAAGATACAAGAAATAAAATTATTTAGAAACCTTTTAAATCTATAAAAAGATGGAAGAAATTAAAAACTTAGCAAACGACATCAACACAAAGTTTGATGCAAATGCTGCCGCTTTATTAAGCGTAAAAAATGAAGTGTCTACGATGGTAGAAAAAAGTATTGATTCAGTTAAAGCTGAAATCAAAGCAGTAAAAGATGAAATGGATAGACAAGCAGAAGAAGTATCTCGTAAGAGTGCTGCTAAAGTATCTACTAAATCTATCGGTGAGCAAATCGCTGAAAACTTAGATTCTAATATGGCTATCGCTGAAAAAGAATTGAAGTCATCAGGTGGTTCATTCACTATGAATTTAAAAGCGGTTGGTAATATGTTATTGTCTTCTAACTTAACAGGAGATTCAGTAGCTACTTACAATCCTAATCAAGCAATTTTACCTGCTCAAAAATTAAACTTTAGAGATTTAGTTTCTACTGTACAATCAGCGACTGGTACTTTTGTAACTTACAAAGAATCAGGTTCAGAAGGTGCTATCGCTGCACAAACTGAAGGTGCAGACAAAGGACAAATTGATTACGACTTGACTGAAGTAAAAACAGTTAATGCTTATATCGCAGGTTTTGCAACTTTCTCAAAGCAAATGATGAAGTCTTTACCATTTATCGAGCAAACTTTAACTCGTATGATGTTGAGAGATTTCTTTAAAGCAGAAAATGCTTCTTTCTTCGGTACTGTTAGTGCTGCTGCAACTGGTTCTACAAGTGTTGGTGGTTTAACAAATGATGTTGAAGAAATTATCCAATTAATCGGTAACCAAAAGACTGCTAACTTTAAT